ATCGACCAGACGGCCCAACTCAAGTCGTTCACCAGTCATGGTGACCGGCGCACTCGAGTTTCTTAACTAACGCAAAGGTATAAATGAGACTCCGCCCGAACAGGGGCGAGGGAGAGCGCTCAAAACAACTAAAGAAAAAAGCACCGCAGATTGCTCTAACAGTGCTTCTATTCTCTACGCCGCTTTGCATGGCGCAGTCGGCCATGGCTATGAACGAGAGCGTATCAGCGCTCGGACTCCCTGTACAACGGCAACTACAAAGAGAAGCACAAGCGGGGTTGCCACTCCAAGCAGGTAGCTTCCAAGGTCGAATCCTTCAAACGAAACTTTCATCACAGACTCCTAATCTAATAACAGAGGCGGATGTTTCCGCCGCTGAGTCTATTCTATCAAATTACCAGGAAAAACTTGCAAATCTGACCTCTCAGAGTCCACTTGACCCAGCCAATAAGGAAACCCTAGACCAAAAGGTTATGGTCCTTGAGGGTCAAATAAGGGTCCTTGAGGGTAAGGTAAGACAGCTCCGCCAGGAACTAGTTGCCTATCAAACTGCGGCCGAGACTCTAGCAAAGATCGTCACCCGCTACAACCAGGCGGTCTCCTCAAGAACTGCGACCGAGGAGAGGCTCCGTCTTCTAAACGTCGATTATACACTTGCCCAACAAAATCTCGACCAGGCTACCTCAAACGCAGCCAACGCGCTCGCGGCTCTCAACTCCGCAACCTCTGCCAGGGTCCAGGCCGAGCAGGTCTCATCCGGAGCGACCAGCGAACTAAACGTCAGAACTATAGCGGCCAACAAGGCGTCACTCAAACTGGAGCAGTCGAAGGCTAAGACCGAGACAGCCCGTCTAATCCTCACCACGGCTCAACAAAACCTACAGGAAGCAAACACCTATCTATCTGACACCCTCTCAAGAAAAGGCGTCTCACTCGAGGAACTGACCTCGGCTCAACAAGCTCTGTCTGCCAAGCAGCTCGAGGTCTCAACTGCCAGGTCAAACTACGATAACGTAGTGGTCCGCTATAACCAATTACTAGACACCTATAATACAGTCTATGGCGAGTACCTAGCGGCTCAGGCAAACGCGCAAGAGACTCAGCAAAACCTAAATCAAAAACAAGCAATTCTGCAACAGCGCCAGTCTGATTACGACACCTATCTAATACAGGACCCAGCCTGGAGTCCGCTCACCTACGAGCAAGCGCACACCCGCTTAGTTCCAACCATGACTCTAGTTCCTCGCACCGTCACAACTCTTACAGGTGGTCTAACGGCGGACGTCTTCAACAGACAGGGCTATAACAACGCTCCGCCTCTGCCTACTCAGAATGAAAGACCTATCCGCACGGTCACAGTTCCAGATGTCAACTTCAACTGGGGAGGAGGAGAGGTTCTAGGCTCAGGGCGTTCCGAGGACGTGATCGTTCGCTTTACTGGAAACATCTCATTCCCAACCTCTGGCAGCTACCAGTTCTACTCTCCAGCGGACGACGGAACAATTCTCCAAATCGACGGAGTTCAAATCATCAGCGACTGGCGAGATAAAGGAGGTGGCGGTTCTACCTCTGCTCCAATCTACCTAGAGGGCGGTTCTACCCACAGCATCACTCTTTATTATTACGAGAACGGTGGCGGAGCTAACGTCTGGCTTTATTACTACACTCCTCAAACAGGCTATCAACTTGTTCCTGCCGCCTACCTAGGTACGACCGCGACCACAGAAACCGTCTACGAAGAGGTCACCACCTACGTCGAGGAAACCTACTACACCACCGAGATAGTTCCTGGTCAGGTCACTCCTTTTATCAACGACCCGTCTCTGCTCCCGGCTCTTCAACTTGCGCAGCAGGAGTACGACCAGGCAACGCAGACAGCGCAGGAGGCAACGCAAGCCTGGACTGTAGCTCAAGCTAACCAGCAGCAGGCGGCTCAAGATTCGCAGACAGGATACTACAACGTCATCGATACAGCGGGTGTACTCAACGCCTTGTCCGCCGAGGTCGACCCGCTAAGCCAAGTCGTCTCAGAGAACCAGCAGGCGTACAATACTCTTACAGACGAGCACTCAGGCGCGACCATAGCTGCCAACACGGCTCAAGATAACGTAGACGCGGCTACCTCCTCACTATCTAGCGCCGTTGATGATGAGGCCACCGCGCAGTCTGAAAACGAGCAGGCGGCCTTCTCACTTGCAACCGCGCGACAGGATAAGGCAATCGCGGATACGTCCCTAGCCATGGCGGTCAACGACGAGAAGGCAGCAACCACGGAGGTGGAATCCCGTCAGTCAGAACTAGCAGCCACAACCCAAACAACCAACAACATCAAAACCAACGTCGATTCCGTCTCCGTAGAACTGGTCTCGGCTCAAGGTTTAGAACAGACTGCGCTCTTGGATAAGTCAGCCGCTGAAACCTCACTGTCTACCTCAACACTCACCCTCGCCTCCTCGTACGACGCAGTCGACACAACAGGTATTCCACAGGCGTTCGAAGAAGCGCAGGCAACCATCGACATCCCAGCTCCAGAACCAGAGGGCTCACCCGATATTCCTGAAGACCTGTCCGCGGATAACCTTATGGAGATCGACCTAGCGCAGGTAGACCCAACGGAACTTACCGAGGCGCAGGCAGAGCAACTTGTAGTGGCAGCGTTAGAAACTTTTGAAACAGCCGAGGAAGGCTCCGCCGAATACGAGCAAGCTCTTGACGCGTTGCTCCTAGCTGCCCAACAGGACGACATCGTAGTCGACGAAACACTGGCTTCTATTCCAGGTGTTGGAGAGGCAGCCAAGGCGGTAGTTGCAATCTTCAACTTAGTTGGAAACGTTGGTGCCGACATCTCACCTAAGGCTCGTAAAAAGGCACAAACACTCGTGGTCACCACACTTGTCGTTGGACAAATCGCACAGACAGCCGCTATGGCTTCAGCTAGCTCAAGCGGTTCATTTAGAAGAAAGCAGTAACATGAAGAAAATAACAAAGTTCATCGCAGACCTATTCAAGGATTTGCTCGACCAGGCTTGGACCCTACTAGGTCTCGCGCTAGGTTGGGTTCTTCTAGAAGGCTCTGCCAGAGAAATAGTTGGCAAGTTGATTGGAATCACCTTGCTAATTTGGGTGCTAACGTTTCCTATCCGTCGTGAAAAAGACGACGAGTAAGAACTAAGTTAGAATTAACCGCAAACCCCCATTCATTTACTAAGGAGAAAAACATGGCAGACGTAATTTATTACGAACCATTTGACCCAAAGCTTCGCGGAGACGAGCTCGGCAACCTAGCACCATACCGCAACGGACGTCCACACAGAGGACAGGACTGGGCGCCAAAGGAGAAGAGTCCAATCAAGGCAATCTGCGATGGCACCGTTGGACTTGTTGGCTGGACAGACGTGCTTGGTCACATCATCGTTCACTCATCAGCAGACGCTAAGCACTGGGTTCTTTACGCTCACCTTGCAGCAGCACCAACCCTAAAGAAGGGTGACAAGGTTGTCGGTGGACAGACTGTACTAGGTCTAGTCGGCGGAGGAAAGAACACCCCTTCAGGCTCAGCTTCAACAGGAGCTCACCTACACATGACCGTTGCAACAATGGGAAAGAACTTCGCAGGAGTAGAAGCTCACCTGCTTCCATTCGAGCGTCTAGTCGACCCACTAAAGCTTTTCAATGCAGCTCCTAAGAAGTCTGTAGCAGCTAAGGTTGTTGGCGCAGTCAAGAAGGTAGTTCCTACCAAGAAGGCGTAATCACTTCTTAAAAAGAAATCCCTCAGGCGGGCAACTACCTGAGGGAATCTTTTTAAGGAAGGACAACAGCAACACCATGTCCAATACAACTATAACACAAGCTTACATAAAATCTTGCAATTCTTTTAGTAGACCCGGCTTAGGCTTTGCTCCAACAATAGTCTTCACTCTTACTCCATCTTTGTAAACAATGGTAGTCGGAATAGAACTGATTCCAAACTCCTGAGTCATCTCTGGAGCTTCATCGGCGTTTATCTTTACGACCTTGATTGCGCCATCGTACTCTGTAGCGATGTCTTCAAACACCGGGTTCATCATCTTGCACGGTCCGCACCACGGAGCCCAGAAGTCTACTAAAACAAGTCCACCTGCCCGGACTACCTCAGGAATAAAGTCGTCTGCGTGTATTTCTTTAACTGTCATCTTGCACCTTTTCTTTCTTTGTCTCGTCTATTTTACACGGTTGTTTTTAGCCGCGTGCTTAAGTCTTGCCTCGATTATTGGCAGGTACTCCTCAGTCATCTCTATTCCAATAAACTTGTATCCGTTTAGCAGAGCAGCTTTGCCCGTTGAGCCTGACCCGGTAAACGGGTCTAGAATTGTACCTCCAGGAGGCGTGATTAGGTCGCAGAGGTACTGCATTAGCTTAGTCGGCTTGACGGTCGGGTGCTCATTTTTGAATCCCTCTAGACCCTCACTGCGGTCCTTGGCGCCAGCCTTCGCTACGTAGAAGAACCTCGATGCTCCACCTTCGTCACTCGGACCAGGAACAGATTCGTACTCCTTGCCCGCAGCTCCTCCCCAAGGTCGTGCTCCTCCCTTCCAGCGATTTATCGCACCACCTGATTTGCTGTGTCCACTTTGCTTATCCATCAAGGCAGCGGCCTCCTCGTCAAGAATGATGTTCGCTGGAAACCTTCCAATGTTCTTTAGCTTATCAAGCGCGACCTGTTGCTCTGGAGAGTTGTTGACTCTGTTCTCATATTCCTCATCTGTCTCGCCGGCTCGTCGCGTTGCAAGTTTTGTAATCGGTTGCCCTGTCACGTTTTCGAATGTTTCATTAGCTCCAGCAGGAATGCGCGAACCATCGATGTTGATTCCACCTGTTCCCCACTTCAGAACGTTTTCCGCGACGGTGCCTTCAACCGGTTTGCGCGCAAGAACTATCGGCTCAACGCAAGGCTTTAGCGCAGTGCCCCAGCCTTCCCACTGTTTAGCTTCGTCTGTCGCTGCGGCCGTAATCTCAGGGTTTGCCTTGGTGAAACCAGTGTAGTCGCTTCCTCCGCGTTTCTTTGATTCTCTAACTACGTTCTTGTTGACTCCGATTACCTGCCTGACGGCTCCCAGTTTCCTATCGATAGCCTTGCTGATGTTGTGCGACTTTGGAAATGCCTTTCCATAAATCCACATGATGTTGTCGCGAATCTCAAAGCCTGCGTCCTCGATTGCAGTCGCCATGCGGTGCCAGGTTCGCGTTCCTCCAAACGAAAGTAGATGCCCGCCAGGTTTTAGTACGCGCAGGCACTCCTCCCAAGTTTCTTTTCTAAAGGCAACTCCAGTGGCGTCCCAACTGTTGCCCATGAATCCACCCTTAGAGCCATCGCCTCCGGTCAGGTCATAAGGCGGGTCGGTGATTATGGCGTCAACTGAGTTATCAGCCAAGGTCTTCAGTACGTCAAGGCAGTTGCCGTGATAGACCACGGCGTCCTTTGTTTTGTAGTTAGCCTTCATTTTTCTCTTTCTTCTTACGTTCTCTCTTAGCCTTTTCAAACTCACGTTTTCTTTCAGCTGCCCGAGCTTCCTTGAACCGCTTTACCTTTAGCTTCATGTCTTCCTCACTTGATTGTGTCATAGATGTTTTTCACCGTTGTTGCGTACCAACGTCTTCCATTCTGAGTAGGTGTCTCGTCTGCGTTTAGTCTATCCGCTATCTTAGCGTAGCTCATGCCAGCGGCTCGCAGTTTAGCGATGTAATCCTTTATCTCCTGCGGGGTTTTGTTCATCGGACCCATGTCCACTCCCCACTTGATTCCACGGTCTCGCCTATCCTTGTGCACGTCCTTTTGACGCTCAGCGATGATGGCGCGTTCCATCTCAGCAAGCGCTGACATGATGGTCACTACAAATCTTCCCTGATAAGTCAAGGTGTCTAGGTTTAGGTCTAACATCACGATGCGCCAGCCATTTGTATTTGCCCTATCAACTATTGACAGGAAGTCCTTGGTGCTTCTTGCAAGCCTATCGATGCGCGTCACGAACAGCGCCTGTGCCTCGCCTGCGTCTAATCTACGCAAGCTCTCAGTAAGCGCTGGTCGTCCGCTAATGCTTTTGCCTGAGCGACCCTCTTCGCGGACAAGTTCCATCTTGTCGAACCCAGCCAAACTGGCCGCGGCTCGCAGTGAGCGTTCTTGAACGTCAAGAGAGACGCCGTCATTTACCTGTAGTTGCGTAGAGACACGAGCGTATAGTAGCGCAATTCCTGGGTCACCACTCGTAGCGGCGTCAGTCATCTCTATCTTTGTTTTGACTTCCAACTGTCAAAGCAGTTATAAGACAACTAGAGATAATCACAAAAAAGGTTCCGCCAATTATAGAATGTGCTTCCCAGTTAGCCGCTGCCGCGTACAGTCCAGCGATTATAGAAGTATAGCCTACCCAAAAAGTAAGCGCCAAGACTACATCTTTTTTATTCATTTTTGTCTAGCAACCAATCAGTTAGTTTTGGATTATCCTTTAGCACCATCAAAAGGTTAGACTCCCACATGGCGATAAAGAAGTGCTCCCACGCTTCAAAGTCATCTTCCTTGCCCGGCTTAGGGAACGCGTCGTTTATCATCCTAATGCTGTGCATGATTTCATGAAGCAGCGTGACCTGTTTCTTAGTTTTGCTTACGCCTTGGTCTAAGACTATTATGTTGCCATCGTCAATAGTGTATCCGTACGCGCCATCGTTAAGAGTGGCGTCCTCGTTACGGTTTCTCTGCTCTACGGTAAAGTACTGTGGACCAATCTTTATCTTGTCAGGCAGCTTACTTATTGGCGATGACATCTGTTAACCTCTTTATCTCCTGCTCTAGTCGTCTAATCGCTTCAGCCCGGTTAATTACAGCGGCCGCCAATGAGACTACCAGCGTGGTCAAAAATACAGACACCACAACGGCGCCAAAGATTTGTAGACCGACATCACTAGACTCTGCCATCGGCTCCATCATCACTATTAGTTCTTTCATCTAGTCCTCCTCAATTGGTCCGTGAGTTTCGCAGTTCATTATTGCTTCCTGCTCAGTCGTGTACTTGTCCCAGCAGTTGTCTACCTGTCCAGCACCTGCGAAAAAGAACCCGTAAATCAGGGCTCCAATCATCACAGTGAAAATCCCAGCAAATACCAGAATCTCTTTTTTACTTACTTTGTCATTCATTTATCGGCTCCATCATCTTCCAGATTACTTCAGTTATTTCTTCATCTCTGCGTAGCAAAAGCATTGCCTCCTTGGTAAGATGCTCAAGTGATGCAATAGCCTCACCAAATTCTTCATCAGTAAGTTCAGTTTGAGAGATGTTTTTGTACAAGGTCTTTAGTTGAAGGTGCAGGTCGTCTCGTCGCATTATGTAAGAGTGAGCAGTCCGCACCACCAAGCGTTGCGTCTCAAATTCGTGCTCACCAAACTCTTTGGCTAAGTCCACGTCGTCTTTGACACATTCCCAAATCCTATGTGTATTTACTTTTTCGCTCATTCAGTTTCTCCCTTGATAAAGGCAATGATGTCTTCAGAACGGAAGTGGTCTCGGTACATAAACACGCCATCGTCTATTTCAATTCCTGTACGATTCTTTTCAAGCCAATCCAGGATGCGCTTGCGCTCTTCAGCAGCCCCATCTTCTCTACCCAAATCGTAGGCTTCAATACCGCTCATTTGTTCTCTCCCTTAATAAGCTCTACAGCCTCGCAAAAACAATAGCCAAGTTGATTATGCCCACCATCCAAAGTGCATTTACTGCTCTCTACTAGCAGGTTTATGATGCGAGTACGTTCTTCTGTTTTAATAAAGCTTTCATATGAAGCTTGCTGTTGACGAACAATTCCTCGTCTAATATCAATAGCTTCTTGCTCCGGGTCATGTGGGTAGTCATTCATTCGTCTCTCCTTTGATAAGAGCAATCAAGTCTCTAGTGCCGACCACGCGAGATTCATCATTAGTCTTACAGATACTTGCCCAAGCAATACCACTCAGCAACTTCACAATGCGCTCCTTCTCGGCTGCTTCTCCAGCCTCAAATCCAAGAACAAAGGCCTTAGCGTTTTCCATGTTCGGCAACCTTAAACTCTTCAACTATCTCAAGTGCTGCCTCAAGCCCGTCTAGGTACTCGCGGTCAACCATCATCGGATTACTAACCCGTTCAATTTCGGCTCGCAGCAACCCGGCGATGCGGACACGCGCAGCAATTTCCCCCGCGCCAAACGCAATGTCCGTCATCGAACCAGGTATGCCACTGCTCACTAGTCTAGTGCGCCGATTACGGTTAGTAGTTCAGTAGGCTTTACGTTTAGGATAGCGCAAAGCTTGCCAACTGTGCCAGATGGAATCTGACGCTCAAGGTGGAAGTATCTGCTTAGGCTAGACTTCTGCATGCCAGTCTCCTCGGCAAAGTGGCTCAATGAACGGTAGCCACGCTTGGTGTACTTGTTTACGAACCAGTCGTAAGCCTCGGTGCTCTTTTGCTTAGCTGTTGTCTTTTTCATTTTGTATCTCCTTTGTGTTGTTGTTTGTTGTTTCGTCATTGATAAGTTCTATAATTTCATCGAGAGTAGTCGATGAGTTGAATTCCTTTTGTAGCAGCTGCACGAGGCGTTCGCGCTCGCGATACTTGCCCTCTTCAAGTCCTTGTCTAAGCCAGCTCATTTCTGCAGCACTAACTACTGGAATAGCCGCGCCACGGCTCGCGGTCTTGTCTTCGTTGGCTTCTTGTCCGCAGACGCAGTTTCCATTACACATTAGGAGATTTACCTTTTATTAGGTCGACGATTTCTTGTGTCATCGGGTTTGAACCAAAGTAATCTTCAACTATCTCAGCGATTCTAGCGTGCTCCTGCTTGATTATTTCCTTCACAAGATTACTTGCCATCTCTTGCACTCGTTTTTCGTTATCAGCCATGATGCCATCTACGATGTCATCTATCTCCATCTGCTGTTCAAAGTTGTTCTCGTTGTTCATTGGTCTCCTTATGTCTATTGGTCATTCCTTAGTGTCTATCCTATAAAGATAAACCTAAGTTTATACATCATCTTATTGTACTATCGTGCTTTATATTGGAGCAGTGCTAGGTTTTCTATTTACTATTATACAAGCGAACTACGTCGGTCTCGAACCGACCTCTCTCACGCCTGCCGCCGAAGCGGTCAAACATCTCTCCCGAAGCAGAGGAGGAGCATCCCCATTTAGTTCCGCCGGCACCTTCCTAGCTCAACCAGCCGGCGCGATCTGACGCTTTATAGGAGACCGTTTGCAACCGGATGCATCCTAACCACGTCAATAGACAAGTGCTCCATGAGCTAATTAGTTTATGTCTATGAGCTTCGCCGGTTCTCTGGGAGTCGAACCCAGGCCTGCGGTGTTGGAGACCGCCGTGCTGCCGTAACACTTAGAACCATTAGTGCAACTATTCCTGATGACGAAACAACAGGCGGAGTTATCCACGGCTAGTTGCCATACCGTGGCAGTGGACTGTGTAGATTTGCACTACCAACTTCGAGAGTTGACTCATAGCACCTTGGCTATGCCAGTCCTTGGAGATTTCCGTTGCCTAGGACGGGTAGACCGCTTTACGCTCCTTTGTCTACAAGCGTGGAGATGCGGGGAATCGAACCCCGGTCCAATTGACGTTCAGTTATTCTTCTACAAGCTTAGGTAGATTAGGTGCGACTAGACGGACAACCTACCAGACCCGTCTAGACGTTACCACGATTTTAAGACTCCGTGGGAAAAGTCTTTGTTTTGTTCTATTTATTTAAGACCTAACTGCCCACCTAGAACTAGTGCTTTGTTAGGGGCCGAAGCGTTGTAATTAGATTACGCTGCTAAAGCGAATGCGGAACGAGATTCAGCATTTATGTTTTTGCCACACTTACAAGTGCGTGGCCGTCTCGGCTTGCTTCACTAACATCAAGACAACTGTCGAAACCAGTCATCCCCTTGTTGTTCTCTATTTAGTTGTCAATTTTTGGTGCAATACGATTATACACTGTTTTCTATGGAAACGATAAACATATGTCCGGAAACGCCGGATTATTTGGAGCATTTAGCTTAACGAATCTGTCTACTACCTCCGTGTACGAGTAGATTTTTCTATTGAGAAACAACACCTCAAAGACGTTTGGAACCGGTTGCCCGCCAATAACTCCCAGTGGTTGGTCGTTGTTGGCGTGCAGCCACACTGGAAAGTGCGTTCTGTTTAGATTTTCAAGAGCCTCAACTACCTTATAGTAGAAAGCGTCATACACTATGTCAAGCATCCAGTGAGCCTCTATAGTTATTTGACGGCACTTGCCTAGGTCCTTAGCCTCAGCCAGCACGTCCCACTCAGAACCCTCAATGTCTATCTTTAGAATACAGTTATCAGTTAGAGTTTCATCTATCTTGATTTCTCCAGCGTGGACTCCAATTCTCTTCTTATGGAACACCGCGTCAATTTCAATCGGCGGTCCGTCAACAGAGTCGTCGTACATCACTACCTGGCAACCTAGGTCGCTTAGATGCTTTTCAAAGTCTACGTTTACGTCAACTCCATACGACACCAAAGAGACTCCAGAAGGGATGTCGTCTACTAAAACGTAACCACCATCTCCAGCGCTTCCAAATCTGGCGTATCTAACACTGCTGGCGTTTTTTAGGTTTAGCAGACTTCTAATGGTCCTAACTCTCTCTGCCGCCGCAAAGGTGTTCTTGCTCCAGTAGTCCCCGTAGTCGTTCAACTTAGCTCGCGTCTTTATTGGTGACTAGGCGACGTCTTATCTTGTCAAATACCTTAGGTCTTTTTTTCTGCGCCTTGCCATTGTTGCGACTCTTGTTGTCGCCTTGTTTTTGCGGAGCCGGAGCTGCCGCCTTCTTACCTTTAGCCATAATCAATGCTCCTTACTCCTCAATTGTATCACAGGCCGCTGACATCGCAATGCTCTAGAATAATTTCTTTTTTATAACTTTGCCTAGAGTTAGGTAGATTATAATGGTCTAGTCGAGATAATCACGACAAAATCATTCACCAAGAAGAAAGGACGGTTACTCAAATGAGTGACATGCTCGTACAAAAGTACACAGAGCGATTGGCCAAACTCTTGCCGCTTGCGCGCAAGGCCTATGGAGCCCGCACCACAGAATCACCTGCCCACGAGGCAAGCAGAGAATACACTGAACTCCTTATAGAGTACTCAAAAGAGGGCGGCAGTCTAGTAAGACTTGCCAAGGAACTAGGAGTCACCTACGCTTCACTACGTCGTCGAGTTTCGATGGCCGCTTCTCCAATGAGAGATTCTAGAACGCACTCAAAACTGGAGCCAAGCGAGTTCCAGGCAGCGGTCAAGAGAGTGCAGGAAGCAAGAAAGCTCGGAACCGTTGATTACCACAACCAGCTCGCCACAGAGTACGACCGCGGAGTTTCTCTAGGTAAACTGGCTTCGGCTCTCGGCATGACTGGCTCCTACCCGCTTTACTATGGAGTCAATAGAAGTCGTCAGCGCAACAATCACTAAATCCCGTTAAAGTAAAAGCCCCCTGGCGCTAACTAGGGGGCTTTTTATTTAGTTATTTTGGTAATCAGTACGCCTGGTTGCCAAGTTGCATGTTTATGCAACATAAGAACTGTATCAGGCTAAGCGGCTATTTTTACTCAGCTGAGCCTTTTTTCTTAGTTTCAGCCAAAGCCGCCTCTGCTGAAGAAGCAAAAGCAACATCGATTTCGTCTTGGTCTAGTTTTCCATCGACAACATAAGCACGAGCCAAGGATTCAGCGACTTCCATGATTCCAACGAAAGCAGCGATCAATGCTGACTTCCACAGTTCAACGCCACCGATAGAACCAGCAGCCAAAACAGCGCTGACTTTTAGGATTACAAGAGCGATGGTTCTCTTGAGGATTGTTAGTAGTACTTTCAAGGTTTTCTCCCTAGGATAGATGTGAGTGATTCACCCCTCTCCCAAGGACTAATTACATTTTACTATGGTATCTCAACCGCTATTTCTTCAAAAGAAACGCCTCTAGTTTTTGCATCTTTTTTCATTAGTCTTCTCTGCCCCTCAGTAGTTCCACCCCAGATACCAGCCTCGTCGTATTTAAGTGCGTAAACTAAGCAAGCCACTTTATATGGACAAGTCGAGCAAAGACCTTTTGCTCCTCTTTCGTCGTAGTAACTTGATAACCTATTTCCATTTTTTTCTTGAGGAAAGAAAGCCTCCGGGTCGACCTGCGAGCAAATAGGTTCTCCTTGAGCAAAAAAGTCAGGGTAGTCCTCTGGAACTAAGTTCTCAATGCTCATGTCGTCCTAACGTATTCGTTAGAATCATTTTAACATTAAGAGCCCGCACTGTACAATCGAGCTATCGCCATTCTTCCTTGGTGCTAAATCCTCCACCTTTGAAGTTGATAGGTGGAGCAAAAAAGATCTTTATTAGCTTGGCTCCACAGCCCTTAACCTTACAGGTAAGTTTTCTAGGCTCGGCAGCTGTGATAGACCTAGTCTCTTTGTAGCGATGTTCCTGGTCCTCAGGCCGCGCTTCGCATTTATACTCGTACGTTGGCACGTCGTTCTCCTCTTACTACTTCGTGTTCTCCGTAATTAATTTTACCTCACAAGCATCTGTGGTACAGTATGCCTCGCCTACAGCGTCAGCTGCCATTCCCGCGTACACTCCAACAAAGTCTATCGGGAATAGTTTCTCCGTGGCAGCCACGTATTCCTCCTCAGTGATTTGAGTGTAAGGCATCTGCGGGTAGGTAAAGTTTCCAGAAGGTAGGAATGAGACTGTCTTTAGCTGACCATCGTACATGTGAAGTACAGTGCCAACATGCTCTGCTTCCTTCTCAGGGTCAAAGGAGATAGTCACCGAAACAGAGTTATCTGACCAGTATCTCTGAGCGGTGGCAGCAAGTGCCATCTTCTCAAAGATAGTCACGTCGCGCTCTGCGCGTTCCGCGTCTGATTTAATTGGAAAGAACACGACGGAAGTAGTGTCAGGAGACTCAGCAGCAGGCTCTACTCTATAGTTAGCCATTTTAAATAGTGGAAGCATCGGGTCCGTGTTCGAGAAACGAATAGCACGGTTGAAGAACTTACCGCCTGGTGTCCAGTGCACGCCTGGAGATTCTCCAGCCAAGATAGACACAGTGCCCGACGGCTTGACAGTCGTGGTCTTGATTGACTCACGAACGCCTAGCCATTCAGAGTAAGTGTTGTCGTATCTTTGAATAGTCGAGTACCCCTCGTCCATCCACTGACGTAGAACAGGGAGACCCTTCCTGTCAGCAAAGTTCGCGACACCGGAGATAGAAGTTCCAATGCGTCTATTACGTTGCATGATGGCGTTGGTCTCCTCCCAGTGGGTAGGCAGAAGAGTTACAGTTTTTGCGTAGAGGTACGCAAACTTTAGCGTACGCTTAAAATCTTCCAAGTTCTCGTGACGGTTTAGATAAGTCTCAACAAGCGTGCACATCTCAAAGCTTTCAAGGCTCTGCTCTGCGCAAGGGTTGTAGCCTGCCACTCTCCAGTCCCTGTTGTTGGGAGCATCAGCAAGTCTGCCATACGCCTTCGATACGTCCATCCAAATCACGCCCGGCTCGCCATTTCTTGCGATGCCATCTACGATAGGCGCAAAGTCAGTTCCAACAGAAACCTCAACGGAGTTATTACTCATCCAAGCCCAACCTGGATTTTCAGGGTCGTAGGAGTTTCTTTCAGGGAAGCGTTCAGCGTTTTTGAGATTTAGGAAGTCCTCGTCGTCAATGCGACCAATCAGCAACTCAGCTGAACGACGGACGTTTCCAGAAACAACGCAAACACCGATTAGGTTTCCAATGTCAGCTATGTCTCTGCGGGTAAGTTTTTCACCTGCGCGTCCAGCGAATAGCTCGCTAATCTTGTGGTGAAGTTTCTTTAGCGGGTCAGCACCGGCAGCCGTTCCACCAAAGGTTTTGATAGGCGCGCCATAAGGACGAATCTGCTCATAGCCAAAAGCCATAGCCGGGTGATTTTGCTTTAGATAGGAGTTCAGTAAAAATACTGTAGACTCCATCCATCCCTCTCTCGTGTCTGGAATGTTGTACACCATCGCGTCCTTGATGTCAGGAGCGTAGATTTCAAAGCCCTTGTCAGCGCCCTTGTCGTCAAAGCCCACACCTACACCAAGCATCGACGCCTCCATCAGAAATGCGAACGGCTTTGCCGGGTTCTGCTTAGTCATTTCCAAAGTAGACACAAAGGCACAGTTCTGCAAAGCAGCCGAGTTCTTCTGGTTGTTTACGATGTCGGTTCCCATAACCCAAAGACCGCGTCCAGGAGGAGACCACTTTAGGTTGAATAAACGGTCAAAAAACTCCTTAGCGGAAGCCTGTGCCTTTGAGTCGTTCCATGGAAGACGACGTGCACGGCACTCGTCCTTCTGAATCGAGTAAGTTCCATTGGTGACTCTTTCACAGACATCAACCCAGGTCTCCTTGGTGCCATCCTCCTTTAAACGGGAATAGGTCCTAAGGAAGGTGATTTCGCCTACCGAGTTGTCGGCTGCGTCGCGGTAGCCAAAAGGCGACTTTTTGGTTCTGTACTCGTTGACAAAGTCATCGTTTAGGCGGAAAGAAAATAAGCTCATGAGGCACCACTGTCTGTGTAAAGTAAAGGATTAGAAGACTATCCTAACACTTTTTTATCCAGTGAAAGTGCATTTAGCCTAGAAAGAGTAGAGCTCTTTTATCTCTTTGCACTCAGAGCAGATTGGTAATTTTTCTGGGTCGCGTGAGGGTATGAACACCTTTCCGCAAAGAGCTCTAACCTCCGTGCCCATCACGTATCCTTCGGTCACCTTTGCCGCGTTCGCGTAGTGCGCAAACTGCTCCGACTCATTATTTTTCGTGTCTACTGGGTGCTCGATAATTTGAGTGCTAGACATGCTCTATAACCTCCATAATCCTAACGACTCTATACGTCTAGGTGGCACTTTTCTTAGACACCTTGCGCTTTTTGTGTGATAATTAACGATGGGTTATTAGCCCAATCTCTCCGCGCAAAAGGACAACTAGATGAGCTGCTCTATAGCTGGAACTTACAACATCACATGTAGTCAAGGCACCACGTTTCGCCGCACAATTACTTGGACTGACTCTGCTCGTCAACCTTATGACATAGGTAATTATACGGCACGAATGCAGGTGCGTGCTACCGTAGCCTCTACGTCAATAGTTCTAGAGCTGACAACAGCAAATGGAAGAATTATTTTAGGAAATACAGCCGGAACAAAAGGCCAGGTGAATCTACTAGTCTCAGCAACAACTACGGCTGCTCTAACTCCTGGTCTGTACGTGTACGACCTAGAGCTTGTCTCCTCAACAGGAGTGGTGGACAGAATCCTAGAGGGAAACTTTAAGGTTAGTGCCGAGGTAACCCGGTAATGACATCTCATTTTGAAGACCAACCAAACAAGGTCATAGTCAACCCACGCGACGTAAACAAGGTTATCGTCCAAGAACAACCTAACCACGTCGAAATCGGGATTGGCGGACCACAAGGCGCGCAAGGCGTTCAAGGTCTTCAAGGTACTCAAGGTCTTCAAGGAGTCCAGGGTCGACAAGGAATCCAAGGCGTTCAAGGTCTGCAAGGAATCCAAGGTCTAATAGGCGCACAAGGAACACAAGGTCTCCAAGGAGTTCAAGGTCTTCAGGGAACTACAGGCTCACAAGGTGCCACAGGCGCGCAAGGTCTGCAAGGTCTGCAAGGAACTACAGGCGCGCAAGGTACACAAGGCATTCAAGGTCTGCAAGGTCTCCAAGGAGTTCAAGGCGCACAAGGCCTAACAGGTTCTCAAGGAGTCCAAGGCTTACAAGGTATTCAAGGAACTACAGGCGCAACAGGTTCTCAAGGCGCAACAGGTTCTCAAGGAGTCCAAGGCTTACAAGGTAT